GTCGCTGCAACAGCGAGGCTCCAGAATACAAGGCTCTCAACGGGAAAGCAGAGACTGCTTCCCATTGGAGCAAACTTGTTTAGACGGATAACCTCGCCCGACGGGATGCGAGTGCTACTAGATCTGCATGCATACATGCATTCAAACCAGTAGTCCGGGAAAAGTTGCTTGACTAAAGCAACTGATACACGGTCACTAGCATCTTTCATATCAAGGGTTACCCAAGGAGCTCCGTTAGAAGCAGCAAGGGCAAGCCTTCGATTGATGGACTGATCAACAAAGTTGACCTGGCCACCACTCAGAGGCGAGGATTCGATTGCTTTCTCAAGCACTCGTCTCACTCCCTGCTGTATCCACTGATACTCCTTAGGTTCCATCGATATTAACCGAGGACCACGCGAGTCTTTTGGAACAAGCACAACTTTCGCCGTGCCTTCCTCCAGTTCCGCGTAGTGCTGTAGACCTTCCGAGATCTCAGCAACATGGTGGGCATTAAAACAGAAATACTCCCCGAAAGGGAATACTCTGTCAAGGCCGCGGAAAATGCTTCGAAAAAGCATTTTTCCGTGCCCTCGCTCGCCATTTGCGACAGCTCCTGGGCCATGCCGAGGGCCGCAATGCGGTCCTCTGGGGTCATACGTTCCCACCACCCGAGACACCAGTCTTCGGGCATGTTGAATACATGACCTGGCATATGCAGATTCCATATATGGATCTCCCTCTCGCAGTTCGCGAGGTTGGGAAGGTGATCTATGGTGTCCCAAAAGTCGTCCCCAGAAAACTGGGTGCGACATAGGTAATTCCACAGATCTACCCCATCTATGAACACGTTCGGTGGACCCAATACCGATTCCTCGGTATTGGACACCGCTTTCGTGCTGCGGGTTTGCGTCATCTCTCTCCAGCTGAACTGATCGATTAGATCTATCAGCGGGATTGATGGGCAGACCGCGATCTGTAATACAGAATGCATTAATGACTTGTTCATTTTGCTTATCGGTTGTCGGCACACCTAGTTTGTACTGCAGAGCACAAACTTGGCGCAGCGATTTTAACGCTTCAACGGACGCATCACTGCGTTCGTTTCCTGCATCGTCGAATACTTGCCTTATCAGCCACCCAAGAAATAGGGGCAACTGAGTTCCGCGCTTCAGCTTGAAGCCACGGAAACGTAAGGAAGTCGCAGTAGACAGAGCTGTATCAACAGCTTTGCCTAAGGAGGGAATCGTCTTTGTTAGAAACGATAGACCCTCAGCCTTGACGCGACCTACAATGGTTTG